AAAATCATGTAATATTAAAATAAATAATAAAATAAATGAATACGAAATAAGTAACAATTTTTTTAATCCCAATAAAAGTTCACCTCCAAATGAATTTATGAATAAGTTATTACAAAGAATTAAATGCTATGATTATGACTACACATATAGACTAACAAATTCAATTGTAAAATAAAATGAATGAGTGTAATACAAAAGTAAAAATATTACTTTATAAAAATGTTTTTAAACGTAATAAGAGATAATTTATAACATAAGAATTTTTACATTCTTGTAAATGCATAATATTTTCTACGAAATTCAAAAAATCTTTACAAACCACACTTTCTTTGTTTCGAATAATATAAATTAGAAAATCTTTTATTATTTTTTTTTTATCCACATTATATTCAATACTTAAATTATTTATAAACGAAATTATTTCTTTATTATTTTTATTATCATTATTATTTTGTTTATTTTCTTTTATTAAGTCACAAAGTTTTTCCCAAATTTCATTATCTATGATTTTAAAATTATCATTTAAAATATTCTGATTTAATTGTATAAAGTTAATCATACTACGCATATCTGATTTATATAATTTTTGAATACATTTTAATGATTCGAGAGAAATATCCAATCCTTCTGAATCAGAAATATGTTTTAAAAAAGAAATAATATTTTCTTCTGGTAGTTGATTAAAACGAAGACGTGTAAATTCATTTTGAAGTCCTTCATCAATTCGACTAACATAGTTACAAATCAAACAAAATCTTACTGTTTTGGAATAACTTTGAAGTAGATATCTTAATGCTTGTTGAGCATTTTTTGTCATATAATCTACTTCATCTAAAATAACAAATTTCATTCCAGAATGAAATAGTGGTTTTGAATTTACAAAAAAATGAATTTGGTTACGAATTATATCAATTCCTCTCTCATCCGATGCATTTAAATGAATGATTAATCCTTTGTTTTTCATTCCCAGTTTTTCTTGATAAGCATCAATTAAGTTAATAATAGTGGTAGTTTTACCTGTACCTGGTGGTCCATAAAATAATAAATTTGGAAAATAAGATGTTTCAATAATATTTTTCAGAATTTTTTTGTTTAATGGATCTAGTACAATATTTTCAAAATTAGTTGGTCTATATTGTTCAACAAAAGGAGTACTTGACATTATTTTATTCTGGTTTATCAATAAAATAATGTTTAAATGTTTATATTTTATTAAATAATAAAATACTAATTTTTATAAAGTGTTTTATTTAGAATATATATTGAAAATAATTGTATTAAAAATAATTTTTATAGTATATTATTCAATTCTTGAATACTATATCATAAAAATTATGGAAATCAATAATAAGTCTACTTTTCAAATACAAAATAAAAAATGTAATTCAGCCTATTTGGAACTTATTATTGGACCAATGTGTTCTGGAAAAACATCAAAATTGATTGAAATAGCTAAACAGTGTAAAATATGTGATATTTCTTACATGGTTGTAAATCATTCGTTTGATGATAAAAGGTTTGGTAATAGTAATAGTAATAATCAGTTGTCTTCAGATTCTTTAATGTATACTCATGATAAAAAGTCAATAAAATGTATTTATTCTAGCAATTTAGAAAATATAATTGATGATCTATTGAATTTTGATGTTATTTTAATTAATGAAGGACAGTTTTTTACTGATTTATGTGAAACAGTGAAAAAAATGCTTATTATGAATAAACAGATTTATATTGCTGGATTAGATGGAGATTTTGAAAGAAAACGGTTTGGACAAATTATTGATTTAATACCATTATGTGATAAAGTAAATAAGTTGAGTTCTTTATGTGGTATTTGTAAAGATGGAACATCCGGTATTTTTTCTATGAGAGTTACAGAAGAAAAAGAACAAACTGTGGTTGGAAGTGATAACTATATTCCTGTTTGTAGAAAATGTTTTTTGAATAATAAAAATAATGAATAAAAGCTATCCTAAATAATATATAAAAACTATTTAAATTAAAAGCTTGTAAAAGTATTATATATGTCAGAAGAAAATGTTATTGTAGTAAAACAAAAGCGTGGTAGAAAACCAAAGAATTCTTTACTTAGTGTTACTAATGAAGTTGTTATAAAAAATAATAGTGAAAAACAAATTATTAATGAACATGAAAATACAGATGTGTTATTATTTGATAATTTAAATGTTAATAGTAGTAATACAGATGAAAAATTAGAAAATAATTCTTTATTTTCTAATATAGTCACAGTTACTGATGATATACCAGAACCAGGAACAGGTCCATGCACAATAAAAAAACGAGGTAGAAAACCTAAAGGCGGTAAAATCATTCAACAAATTGTTACTAATCCGAATAATAATGGTAATACAAAACCTAGTGTTATATTACATTTAAAATGTTTTTTAAAAGAATTGGAAACAAATATTTTAAATTCCAATATAGAATCATTTCATTTTCCTAGTAATAAAAATGACTTGTCTTATGAAATAATAGATGTTCCTGTTCTAGAAAATAGTAATAAAAAAATAAATAATAAATATAATAATGATGATGAATTAGAATTTGATAATTCTTATAATTCTTCCAATAATAAAGAAAATGAAACAAAAGAAATATGGCGGAAGCTAAAACAATTAGAACATAATCTTCATACGAATAATATAAATAATAAAAAGGTAGCTTGTTTTTGGTGTACTTGTGATTTTGATAATCCTCCTGTTTATATACCTAAACATTTTATTAAAAATTCTTATCATGTATATGGATGTTTTTGTAGTCCAGAATGTGCTGTTGCTTTTTTAATGGAAGAAAATATTGATAGTTCTTCTAAATTTGAAAGGTATTATCTAATTAATCATATTTATTCCAAAATCTATGATTACAAACAAAATATAAAACCTTCACCAAACCCATATTATATGCTGGATAAATATTACGGTAACTTATCTATTCAAGAATATAGGGCTTTATTACGTAATGAAAGATTGTTTTTGATAATTGAAAAACCATTAACTAGAATCATGCCTGAACTTCATGAAGATAATGATGACTTTATTATTAATAATAAAATTATTCCTTCTAATAACTATCAAATTAAAAATAAGATACAAAAAAAAGAACAAAGTAAAAATAGTATTGTAAATGAAAAATTTGGGTTTTTTTGAAATAAATTTTATTGTTTATTTTTAGTTCAATTTTACTTTTTCATTACTAATTTTATTATTGTATTCTGCTATACTACTATCTAATTTATATCTTAGTTGTTTGTAAATCTCCTGGTTTAAAGAAATAACTGGTTTTGAAGTGCTTTTATTTTTATTTATACCTAAATAATTTTCAATTACTAAAATAGGATCATCATTAAATACTTTTAGTTGATGTCTTGCTTCTTGTTCAGTATAATTTGTTTGACGTAAAATCATACTTATTTTTTCTTGTGTTTCGTTGTTTACATTATCTTTTTCAATAACTTTTTCTTTGACTATCTCCATATATGATTTAGATAAATTATTTTTTAAATCATATTAAACGAATATTACTATATTAACATAATAACAGAAAATATGAGTAGTAATAATATCAATGAAGGTGACTTTGATTTATCTATTTTATTTAAAGATGTAAATAAAGTTGTTCAAAATGGTTTAAATAATGTTCTTAAAGACTTTGTCGATAAATATAAAATTTATCAAAATAGTCATAATAGCATAATAAATTTTGCTAAAGTTGTTTTGATTCAGTCTGATTTGGATATAGATCCAAATACCATGTTAGATAAAAGTATTTTAGATAAAAATATTAATGATGTTACCAGTAATGGTTGTATAAATAATAATAATAGAATAGTTACAGATACTTCTGAAAAAAATAACGATATTAATATGAAAGATATTATTTCTTGTATAAAAGATACCATTAAAGATGAAATAAAACCAATCCATAATGATTTAAATAATTTAAAAACAAACTATGAAACACAAAATACAAAATTTAAATATTTATATGATAATTTACAAAATGTTAACGAAAAATGTGGTTTAATGGATGAATTGAATAATACAATTTCAAGTTTAAAAGAAGATTTTTTGAATTTGAAGAATGAATTAGATACTTTAAAAAAATCTGGTATTAATGAAAAGTCAGAAAGTATTAATATTGTTGAAAATATTACGCTTGAAATTATTGATAAAGAAAAGGAAATTGTCGTGGAGGAAGAAAAAGAGGAAGAGGAAGAGGAAGAGGAAGAGGTAAAGAAGGAAGAAGTTAAACAAGTTATTTTAGTAGAAGAAGAAGAGGAAGAAGAAGAGGAAGAAGAAGAGGAAGAAGAAGAGGAAGAAGAAGAGGAAGAAGAAGAAGATGTAAAGAAGGAAGAAGTTAAACAAGTTATTTTGGTAGAAGAAGAGGAGGAAGAAGAATATTTTGAAATAGAAATAGATGATATAACTTATTATACAAATGATGAAGAAAATGGTATGATTTATGAAGTTACCAAAGAAGAAGAAGTTGGTAAAAAGGTTGGATATTTAAAAGAGGGTGAACCTTATTTTTATTAGAAAAATATATACATAATATAGAAATGTTTAGTGTATGTTCGCCAGCAATTATTTATGTTATTTTTTCAGTAACACAAATTATTATAGATTTAGTTAAGGGTTTATATAATACTGCTTTAGTAAAAGTAATTGTTATGTTAATGGTTACGTTATTATTGAATATTTTATGTGAAAGAGGTCTTGGTGTGATTTCGTGGCTAATAGTTTTTATTCCTTTTATTTTAATGACTGTTATCGTAACACTTTTACTTTATTTTTTTGGGTTAAATGCGACGACGGGAACTATTAACTATAGTGCTACACCTATTTTACAAACATCTAATAACAATAATAATAATAATATAGGTGTAAATGGAAATTTAATTCCTCCAAACGGTTGGAGTAGTAGTCCAGCATTTCAACAATTTTAAAATTTTTTCATAAAACAATTTATGAAAACAATTTAAAAATAAAAATAATAATTATATAAAAAATACGTGTTTAATGTCATTTTTTTATATAATTAACTCTATTGTTTATTTAAGTGCCATTACTAATTTAATAAAATATTTTTATCCTGAAAAATATGATATCTGTATGATTTCTTTAAAATCTACATTTACTAAATTATCTATAAATGTTGGTTATCAACTTATTTATTATTATAGTAAAATTCAACTTTGTATTGTTAAAATTAAAATAACGTTTAATAAATTTATAAAATATTATACAACAGATACTATAGATTTAATGGATGTTTTAAAAGAATATTTTTTATCTGATTTTTTTTATTACAATAATAATGATGAGTTTTTATATTATATTAAAGATGGTCAAATAATTGATTCATGTTTTACACATTTAATTGAAAAAAAGAAAGATATAAGTTATGACTTTTTGCTTTATATTCATGGAATAAATGGAATTTTAAATAAGAATATACCTTCTTGTCTTGATTACCAACATACTAATTATAAATTTATTCAAATAATGATTGAATTAAATAATAAACATAGTTTTGAAATTCATTTATCGAATAGTGAATATAATTATTATATTGTAAATAATATTATAGATTCTTATTTTATCTTGTATTTTTTAAGAACTCATTATACTAATAAAGTTTCTAATTATGAAAATGAATTTTTATTAAATTATAGTTTAAATGTTATAGATAACAATATAATTCTTCTAACTATTGATAATACAGATGTTATTACTTTTGATGTGGATGATTATTATTTAACTAAATGTAACTGTAAAGAAGAATGTAACGAGATAGATAAAGATGAATGTAAAAATAATTATGAATGTAGTGAATGTGAAAAAATAGAAGTTTCAAAAAAAAATGCATTATTATTGGAAGCAGAAAATAGAAAAATTACAGAACTAATGTTTTCAAGTGATTCTAAAATAGATAGTTGTTTAGAAAATATAGTGGATAATGATTTTATTATGGATTATTAGAATAAATATTTCATTTATTTTATTAGTTTAATTTATAAAAATTAATTATTAAAACTATTTATTAAAACTATTTAAAAAAAATTGATTTAATATATTATAGATGGTAAGTCCTCATTCTACAATGGCAATGAATACGTCTAGAATGGAAGATTTTCACTACTTGTCTGATAAATGGTCACTTTGGGCTCATTTACCACATGATACAGACTGGAGTATTAATAGTTACAAAAATATATATACTGTTGAAACAGTAGAAGAAACTATTGCCCTTACTGAAACTGTTCCTGAAATTCTCGTTAAAAACTGCATGTTGTTTTTAATGAGAGATGGGATTAAACCAACATGGGAGGATCCAAAAAATCGCAATGGTGGATGTTTTTCATATAAAGTTTCTAATAAGTGTGTTTATGAAGTGTGGAAAGAGTTGAGTTATATGCTTGTTGGCGATACCATTAGTAACAAGACGTCATTTGTTGCTGGCGTAACTGGGATTACCATCTCACCTAAAAAAAATTTTTGTATTATTAAAATCTGGATGACGAATTGTATTCATCAAAATCCTACAGTAGTTACTTCTGATATAAAAGCAATTATACCTCAAGGATGTTTGTTTAAAAAACATGTTCCAGAGTATTAAATAAATGAAAATATAAATAATTTTAATAAATATTTTTTAATTAAAATTATTCAAATGCTTATTGTATTAGATTATTGTGTATTTTTATTTTTTTTGTAAATAGTATTTTTTACTTTAAGATTCTAAGTTTATGGTGGAGTGTATTGAACTATTTCATTATTACTTATATCATAGTATAATTGTGCTAAACCAACAATGTTTGTTACAGTACGAATTGGCTTTATAAAAAGTCCACCAATAGCTGTGGATGTTAATCCATTACTTGATGCTGAAATTACTATAGAATTAGCATATATTGAATTAGTATTATAACCAATTGCTACTGAATAATTAGCTTGATTACTAATACCAGCTTGTGTACCAATTGCTATAGCATTTTGTCCTTGACCAGTAGTACCAGCATTATTTCCAATTGCTAAGTTATTTCTACCTGTTATTTGCCAGTTACCATTGTTATTATTAAGGTTTGGGTTCCAATTTATAGTTTCACCATAGTTTATTCCTGTTACTGATAATAAACCAGATGGACCAGTATACCCTGTATATCCAGTGTAACCTGTATTACCTCCTGGATCACCATCTGGGCCTTTGTATCCTGTTGGTCCGGTATAACCAGTGTAACCAGATGGTGA